AGATCCTACATTCCCAAATGTAGATATGGGTAAAGGTGAAGTTTTATTTAAAATTGATAAATCGGTTGCAACAAGATTTGATCAACCAGATGCTAATATAGCAAGCGATACATTTTACATAAATATTAAAAACGGTTCAACATCATCTATGTTGTATCATGGAACAGTAAACATCATATAATGATTTTAAATAGTAGAAACAATTTATTTAACTTTAAGTTACCTAGGACTTTTATTCCTAAGGAAGTTGCTGACAAATATAAAAAATATTTGAACAGAATTCCTGGCAATTTAATAACTGAGCCTATTGACTTTGTTAATTATTCTATTCAAGGTATCAATTTACCTGGTTTAAGTTTTGATCCTATTAGTCAAAATAATAATGATGGTACCACTAGATATTTTAGAGGTGCAATACCTATTCAAAATGTAATTGATAGAACATTTACTATTAAGATGCAAATGTTAGACGGTTATATCAATTATTGGATCATGCAAGATACTCTTTTGTATTATTATTCAAAGGCTGTTAAAGAACCTTATACATCTGATTTAAAATTACAAATTATGGATGCAGAAGGAATTCATTTAGTTTCTGCAGTGTTTGAAAAACCAATATTACACCAAATTTCAGAGATTGATCTAAATATGAGTTCTAACATTGCTGAGTTTGATACTTTCGAATTATCATTCACATATAATAAATTTAATATCGAACTAGAAATAGACTAATATATAGGATATGAAAACATTTGTACAACACCTAGAAGAGCAAAAAGTAACTGGTTCAGAATGGACTTTATTACAAGAATCTTTAACTTCTGAACTTACACCAGAATTAGAAGAAAAAATAGATAGAGCTATTGATGAATTTATGGCTCAATACACCAATGAAGATGGTATCGTTGAAATCACAAGATTTAATGAAGACGTTACCAATGAAGGTTTCTTAGGTTCTATTTTAGGCGGTTTAACTGGCTTTGCATTAGGAACTACAGTTGGTAAAATAGTTGCTAAAGCTTTAGGTGTACAATCTGGTATTTTATACGATTTACTAACTTCTAGATTAGTTGGAGCCGCAGTAGGTTCTGCTCTTGGTACTAGATTCTAATTCATTTAATATGAACATAGTCGCTATTGACTTCTCACTTAATTCACCAGGTATTGTAATTTCAAAAAAAGATTCAGTTCACTTTATATCTTATATTAAAGATGGAATTGGAACCAAAGCTGAAACTAAAATGAATGAAGAACTTGCTTTATGTAAGGACATTTCTTTTAAAATACAACCAACTTTTACAACTTCAAAAGACTTTTCTGAAAAAGAAATATCTAAGCTTCAACGTTTTATAACAATGGCTAAAGATATGATTGAAATGATTCAACCTCACATAGATCTTAATGAACCTATTGTTTTTGGGTTTGAAGGAGTTTCTTATGGTTCAGGCGGAGGTGGTACAAACAATCTAATTGATTTAGCGGCCGCTGCAGCTATCTTTAAATATTCTCTTCTTTTGTATTATAGAGATTATAAAGTTAACATTGTGACAGTTGCTCCTACTACAATTAAAAAACATGCAGGCAATGGTAGACTCAAGAAAAGAGAATTGTGGGATGTGTTTGTTGAAAACCAACTTAATGATTCTTTGTTAAATGAAAATTCTGTGTGGGGCTTTGCCAACAATCTTAAAATTGGGGCCAAAGTTCCAAAGCCCTTTGATGACATAATAGATGCTTATTTTTTAGCGTCATACCTTAGGGCCCTTTAAAGTTTTAAACCCTTCCCATAATAACCTTTCACCGACGCTAAAGAACTTAACTTATATATGTTTGGCCCCGGTTTGTTTCAAAAAAAGTAAAAATAATTTAAAATAAATTAAAAAGAAACAAAATAAGGTTGAGATATATAAGATAATATGATTCTTAATAACTACATTCAAGCTCAAGAAATGACAACAACAGATCATTTTGATTTACACAATGTCTTAAATAAGATGGTGTTAATGGATAAAATTTCTCAAGAAGAAATGGATAATCTCTTAGCTAAATCGGGTTTAACTAAATTAGAAACTGGTGTATACGAAGATGCGAACGGTTCTGTTTTGGCCATGGCTAGTTTGAAACAGTAATTTTTTATCATATATAAAAGGTATAAACAGTCTCACTAAGAGACAAACTAAACAATTTAAACGTAATTAAAGTATTAAAGACATGGCAGAATTTGACATTTTCAATCTGAGTGTAACCGACGTTGACACTCACGAAACCGCAACAGCATCATCTACAAATGATGTTTACAAACCAACAGCCGATCAAGGCAAAGACGGAACTTACAAAGCACTTATTCGTTTTGTTCCAAACCCAGCAAATCCACGTAATTCATTAGTTAAAAAGTATGTACATTGGTTGACTGACGCTTCAGGCGAAGGTAAACTAGTTGACTCTCCAACTTCTATTGGTGAAAAGTGTCCTATTGCTGATGCATTTTTCAAACTACGTAAGTCTGATTCAGCAGTAGATCGTAAAATGAGTGAGAAATTAAAAAGACGTGAACAATACTACGCTCTTATTAAAGTAATCAAAGATCCTCAGTTCCCAGAAAATGATGGTACTTACAAAATCTTCAAATTTGGTTATAAAATCAAAGAGAAAATTGATGAAGAATTAAAACCAGCATTCGGTGAACCAACGCAAGTATTCGATTTATTCGAAGGTAAAAACTTTGAATTGATTATTACTCGTCAAGGTGATTATAATAACTATGACAAATCTAAATTTTCAGCTTCTAAAAGCGCAATCAACATTGATGGTAAAACAGCTGAAAAAACTAAAGAGGTTATGTCAGCTATCAAGGCAGAATTAGACAAAGCTCCATCATTAGAGCCTTATGAGTACAAACCATGGGACGATGAAGCAAGAGATTTTGTTAATTCAATCTTACGTCAGTATTTAAATCCAGGTTCAGCAATGGACGAGATCGTTAATACTAAGAAAGCAACAACTAAAGCTACAGCAGCTGCAAAAGCACAAGAAAGTTCAGATGATTTCGATTTCGATACTACATCTGCACCAGCAGCAAGCTCTACAACTTCAAGTGTTGATTCTTCAGACGATTTAGATGCATTCTTGAATGACCTTGACATCTAAAATATCAGAACAACTTAAAGGTAGAATTAAATTATTAGTTAAGCAAGTTATTACCAAAGAACATGCTCAACCAAATAAACACACTCTAAAAGACATGCCAGGGCGAATAACTCTGGCATGCCCTTATTGTGGCGATTCAACAACAGATGATAACAAGAAGCGTGGCAATCTTTATTGGGCTACGCTTCAATATCACTGTTTCAATTGTTCACATCACACCGACGTATATGGTCTTTTAAAAGATCACGGCATTAGATTAAATACAGATGAGACCATTGAAATCATCGATTATGTTAAAGAACATAAATTAGAAACTCGTGATGTAGAAGTTTTACAACATGGTATTTTTGCTAAAGTTTTAGAAATAGCACCAACCAAACAAGAGCTTAGACAAAAATTAGGATTTGTCGATATAGAGCCAGGCGATCCAGCTTTCTTTTATCTAAGAAAGAGATTATTATCAAATAAATTAGAACATTTCATGTATTCGCCTAAAGATAAAAGGCTTTACATTTTAAATATAGGACCAGAAGAAAAAGTTATAGGTATGCAATCTAGAACTTTGGTCAAATCTGCGAATAGCAGATATTTAACATACGACTTAGGCAAACTTAAAGAATGGCTAGGCACTCCTTTAGAATTAACAGAAGAAGAATTAGTTCCTATTAACAAAATGTCAACATTGTTTGGTATTATGCAAGTTAATATGATGATTCCTGTTACTATATTCGAAGGACCATTAGACAGATTATTCATGCATAATTCATTAGCATTAGCTTCAGCTCACAGAGACACTGAAGAATTAGATGAAATACCAACCATCAGATACATGTTTGATAATGATGAAACTGGTAAAAAGAAAATGATGCAAAAGCTTAAAAAAGGCAAAGGCGTATTTACTTGGAATAAATTTCTAACCGAAAATAAGTTAGATACATATTCTAAACAAATAAAAGACTTAAATGACTTGGTATTAGTTGCTTTTCAAACAAAAAGCAAATGTCTAAAAGAATTAGAAACTTATTTTAGTGATTCACAATTAGACGCATATTACCTATGATTTTAGAAAGATTATTACAAATGGTTGACGAAGAACTAGAAGATTTTCAAAACGAAAAAGAAAAAAGAAAGGGCTTAAAATCTCTTGTCGATTTTACTTCTACGAGCACGCAATATGATGGTAACGCTTTGGGATTTGAAATTAAACCAAAGTTTAAACAAAAGGTAAAATCTTCTGTTTATATTAAAGAAGACAAGAACAAGCGCTCACTATTTTAAAAAGTAACACATGCAAGATACACCAATATCAAAGGTAGTTAATAAAGTTGTACAATTAGACGAATTATTTGGCACACAACGACTATCATGGACTAACAAAATCAAAGATTTAGCTGAAGATTTAAAACATGGAGAAAACTTACATGAAGTTGCTTCATATACTTTAAGTTATAGGCAAATATTGGTTGAAAACATTGCATCGGTTTCGTCTAAGATTAGAACTAATAAAGCTAGAGTAGACAAAAACTTTAAAGAAGCTTGGATTCGTTATTATCAATACGAATACAAACTAAACGATAAACAACGCGAGAAATTCATAGAAGCTGATATGGCTGAAGACCTACAAGTCCAAGATTTATTAGTATCTCACAAAGAATTTTTAACAGCGTCTATCAAAACTCTTGATAACATGGGCTTTGCAATAAAGCAGCGTATGGATATGAAGCAGATTTAAAAATATCTAATATGTTTTGGTTCTAACCCTAACAGAGGATAACAGATTTTTAAGGATTGATGAGGCTAATGAACTTGAGTTAGAGCAATTAAACATTTCACTAACAAAAAGAATTGATAGCTGGAGATTTAATCCACTTGTAAAGCGAGGCTTATGGGACGGTTATGTTTCTTATATTAAAGATGACAAATGGATTCCAGTAGGTTTATGGCGATATGTCATGACGCTTTGCAAAGAATATAGATTCGAATTAAAAGTTAATGGTATCACAAGACTTTTTGATCCTAACATTACCATGGAATCTTTTGAAGCATGGGTTAATGATTTCTTTAATGGATCAAAGATGGTTCCAAGGGACTATCAAGTAGAAGCAGCTTTCAATATACTTAAATTTAAAAGATGTTTAGCTGAATTGGCTACATCAGCAGGTAAGACTATGATTAGTTTCATGGTCGTTTCATATATGCTTGAAAAACAAAAAGCAACTAAGATTTTATTTATAGTGCCTAACGTATCTTTGGTGGTTCAAGCTACTGAAGATTTCTATGAGTACAATTGGCAAAATAGAGTTAAGATCAAAGTACAGCAGATATATGCTGGTCAAAAATTAAAACCAAACGCAAATATCGTTATAGGTACATATCAGTCACTTGTTAAAAAAGACAAAGATTATTTTGATGAGTTTGACGCAGTTATTGTCGATGAAACACACAAAGCTAAATCACAATCTATTAAAGACATTTTAGCTAAGTGTAGAAATGCGCATTATAAGTTTGGTCTTTCGGGTACTTTGCCAAAAGATGGAACGCTTGATAAATTAACTTTAATGAGTCAAACTGGCCCAGTAATTACTGAGGTTAAAGCATCATTCTTGCAAAAAGAAGGACACATTGCAGGTTGTAAAGTTAAAATCATTGAAATGGACTATGCTCCAGAATCAGCTAAAATTGCCTTTCAAGAATTGGCTCAAAATAAATACGAAAGTAAAGATGTTTTTCAACTTGAACAAAATTATGTGGTCAACAATCAAGCACGTCTTGACTTTGTTGTGTCTGTTATATCCAGAATTCCAAGGAATTCTTTGGTACTTTTCCATAGAATCGAGCATGGCAAGAAAATATACGACGCCCTTAGACAGAATAGCGATAAAAAAGTTTATTACGTCGATGGCTCTACAGACTCAGATATTAGAGAAGAACATAAAAAGAAGATGGAAAACGGTGAAGAGATCGTTATCGTAGCTTCTTATGGTACATTCTCAACAGGTATCTCTGTTAAGAAAATTCACAACATCTTTTTTACAGAGTCGTTTAAATCTGAAGTAATTATTAGACAGTCTATTGGTCGTGGTTTAAGACAACATGAATCTAAAACAGATGTACTTATTATAGACTTTGTGGATAATATTTGCACATTAGAATGGGAAAACTATCTATACAAGCATGCTCTCGAAAGACAGCGTATATACAGGCAGGAGCAATTTGAATATGATATTAAGAAAGTCAAATTCGAAGGAGATATATAATTAACATAATAACTTATTAAAAAATAAAAAAAGAATATGTCAGTACAAAAAATTTCATCATTTAAGTCCTTTACTGAGGTTAAAAACCAATCAAAGGCAGCTCAACTTCATGAAGAAGGTAAAGCCAAAAGAGCAGAAATAGTATCTAAAATTGGTGCAGCTCTTGAAGAAATGGGTGTTACTTCACTACAAGAATTAGATGAAGAAAAAAGAAATGCCTTAGTTGCTAAAATCTTTAATGAAGATGAAGCAGAAGAAATTGAAAAAGATATTGTTAAATTAGGTGAACCTAAAAAAGAAGATCCTAAAAAAGGCGAAGAATTAACAAACGAAGCTATTATCAATGAAGGGACAAGATCTCAAATTGGTAAAATTGACAAGTCAGGTAAAATTGTATCAACTTATGTACATTATGATGGTTATCCAGAGAATATGGTGCCATTATTGAAAAATTACAAAGACACTAAATCAGTAGATCAATTATTAAAATTAGGTAAAGCGGGTATTTCATACTTAGATGCAAAGATTGGTGATAAACCATTGGATTTCAATAATCCAGAAAAAGGCATTACTTTATTCTACGGAAGAGATAGAAATGAAAAAGGTGACATGACCACTAAAGCAGACGTTAAAAACGTAGCTAAGTATTTAAAAGGTGTTGCAAACCAATCAGGTGCAGAATATGCTTATTTATACGATGAAAGAGACGGTAAATGGTACATGGCTGACACATATGAAGATAAAGAATTAAAACCAGTTGCAGAATCTTTGTTAACTGAAGGTAATGCTTTTGGCGCTGCAGTTACTAAAGCTAAAGAAGCTGGAGAAAAAGAATTTGAATTTGACGGTAAAACTTACAAAGTTAAAGAAGATAACGCATCTGAATTTGATGTAATTGATGATGTATTCGAAGCAAACTATAATGTTTCTAGATCAGCTATCGGTAGAATGGGCGGTTTAGTACCAATCAAAGAAATGAAAGCTTTGATAGATTGTTCTAAAGCAGTCATCGAAGATCTATACGAAGAAGGCTTTGAATTAGACGAAATTATCGGCTACATCGCTTACAGAATCAATGATAAATTTGAAGGCGTGTATGAATCAGCATTAACTGAAGGTTCACACGGAATGGCTACTAAATTGCTTCAAGCTATTGTAGACGGAGATTCTTCTAGTGCAGAAGGTATTAAAATGTCAAAAGAATTAGCACAACATTATATTGATTGGATTAGAACTTCACCTTACGGTAAAAAGAATGCAAACTTGCCATTAGCAATGTTGGTTAAAGCATCTCACAACTGGGGTATTGAAAGAGGTTTGGATTCAAAATTAAAAACTGAATTAAAAGGTTTAAAAGAATCTACTGAATCAATCGAAAGCGATGGCGTAAACGAAGCTAGATCAATTAATAAAATCCAGACAGAATGGACTAAAGTTACTAATGCAATGAAAGACACTGCAGCTAGTTGGAAAGCAGCTGAAGGTGATGCAAAAACTGCATTATTAACAACTTTAAAAGAAATGACAGCAAAAAAGAAAGCTTTAGAAGCTGAATTAGATGCAGTTGTTTCAGATAAAGACAAAGACTTAGAATTAGCAATGGAATCAATGACTTTAGTTTTACGATCAGTTGACGAAGGCTTTGAAGTTCATTATTCTGATGGCGTTAGAGCTATGAAGAAATTCGGTAATGAAAAACAAGCAATCGATTTTGCTAAAGATCTAATCAAAAACAAAAAAAGTTTACAATTCGTAGATGTTTTTAATGCAGGATCAGGATTTCACTCAACATCTGATACAAATGCCATCGTAGCATTTTGGGGAGATGGTTCTTATACAGACAATGTTTCTAAGAGAGATACTAAATTAGCTGCTAAAAAAATTCAAGAATCTGTAGAAATTAACGAAGAAGACATCACGTCAGATGATCAATTTAAAGAATATGCGATGACAGTTTTAAAAGATGCATTCAAAGATGAATTCGATGAAGCTAAAGCAGAAGATGTTATCAAAGGAATTCTTAGTAAAGTTGATGGTGATTACGGCGCAGCTATCGGAATGCTAACAAGTTCTTTAGGAGAATCAGTTACAAATGAAGCTACTGTTGAAGTAGATGCTACAGACCCTAAAGATAAAAACTTAGCTAAATTATTAAAGAAACACAATGTTACTTTAGAAGTAATTAACAAAAAGGGACCATCGGGTTATCCAGAAGTTAAATTAACCGGAGATACCAAAGATCTCAAAGCAGTTTTAGCAGATGATGAATATGGCTGGGACGATGAAGATCTTGCAGATTATATTGAAGAATCAAACACTGAAAACTAAAATATCTATAAAATTAAAAAGACCCAATTAATCTTGGGTCTTTTATATTTCTCCTAATATGAAAACACTTTTAAACTATACAGAGTTCCTTATTGAAAAATGGAATCAACAATATCCAGACATTATCTTAGAAGGCGGAGCAGCAGGACACATGATGCACCCATTTGATGATGAAACTCTTACATTTGGTGAAATCAAACACATTATTGATGGTGCTTTAGAAGGTCGTTTAGATTTCGAAGCGGCTCCTACTGAAAAAACAGACGGACAAAATGTCTTTGTTACAGTTAAGAATGGTCAAGCAATGTTCGCTAGAAATAAAGGACAGATGAAACAACCAATAGATCTTAATGGAATCACACAGATGTTTCAGGATCATCCATCAACTGGCGTTAGAGATACATTTACGTTCGCTGCACAAGATTTGGCCAGTGCGCTGCAATCACTATCCGCAAAGGACCAACAAGAATTTAATGATGGAACTTCATTTATGAATATGGAATTAATTTACTCTGGTAATTCAAATGTAATCGCTTATGGTAAAGATGTTATTCAATTTCATGGTATGGTTCACACCGATGGAGAAGGTAACCAAACAGGCTCAGACTCTAAATTAGCTGGTAAAATAACAAACGCACTAAAATCAGTTAATTCACACGTACAAAAAACATTTGAAATCATTCCACCTCAGGAATTACAAATAGGTAAATCAATTGACTTTGAAGAAAAGAAAGGTTATTTCTTAAATAAGGTTAATGTTTTACAAAAAAGATATAACTTACAAGACACAGATCCAGTTTCTAAATATCACGCGATGTGGTGGAAAGAACTTATAGATAAAGACTTTTCAAAATTAGATGAAATTGATAAAGCAGGCTTAGTACAAAGATGGGCATTCAATGACAAGAAAACTTTAAATATTAGAGATCTTGCAAAGAAAATGGATCCAACAGAATATAAAGCATTTCAAAAATTTGATAAAGAAGACTCAGTTAAAAAATTTAAAGAAAACATTTTACCATTTGAAAACTTATTCTTAGAATTAGGTTCAGTGGTGTTAAAGAATGTTTCTAATCTTTTAGTTGCTAATCCAGCTCAAGAAATGCAAAGACTACATACACAAATTAAAACAGAGGCCGATAAAATCAAACAAAACGGAGATTTAACTCAATTAGCTAAAGTAGAAAAAGAATTAGCTAGATTAGATTCTATCGGCGGTATTGATTCTATCGTACCTTCAGAAGGCTTAGTTTTTCAATATAAAGGTAAATTATTTAAGCTTACTGGAACATTTGCTGCCATTAATCAGCTTATGGGTATTATAAAATACGGAAGATAAATAAAATAAATCTATAAATATTTTCATATATCAAATAGATTTAGTATATTTGTAAAACAAAAATAAGAAAAATGGCATTACAAAAATTAAGAGATTTTTATCAAGGTACGAATCCCAATACATTTAACGACATGTTAAAGTCAAGAGTTGTTGTAACTGAAAAGATTGCAGGAGCTTCATTTCATGTTAGAAGAGCAATGGAAGGTTTTGAGTATTTCAAATCTGGAAATAACGAAGCTATGAATATCATAGATAGAACGTTAACTTCAGTATATGAAAATGCAATTAAACACTTTCAAAGTTTAACATTAAACGAGAAAAATCAAATGCCAAGTGATTGGAAGTTTGGATTTGAATATTTACCAGAAGCTAATATGTCTTCTATTGAATATGATTCAACGCCTTTCAATTTTATGATATTAACGCACATTCAAGTTTTAGGAACTAATGGCAAAGCTAAAAAGGTTTTAACAGATCCTAAGGTTCTAAAAGAATGGGCACAAAAACTACAAGTACAAGGACCATCAATCATTTTTGATGGCATGTTAAATGAGGATCAAAAGAGAAATTTAGTGACATTACTTTCAATGTCAAACGAATCATACGCTAAAAGATTTGGAAATGAAGCGTTCACCAACCACATTTACAAATTATTTAATCCAGGAGCTTATAAAACCATTTTAAATGAAGATTTAATCAAACCGATTGATGGTTTAATAGTCTCTTTCGTAGATTCAACACAAATTAAAAGTTTTAAATTAGAAGAGTTTAAACCAGCTAATGAAGCTGAAACTTCCAACAGAGAAGCAAGTCACATGTATCAAATTACAATGGTTGATTTGCTAGAATTCTTTTCAACAGTAGACCTAGATAGTATTGAGCTTTTAGAAACAGCTTCAGATAAAAGATATATTGAGTTGATTTCAGCAATGTACAATTCGTATGTTAAAGAAAATGCTACTAAATATGTAGGAGTTGATTTTGGAGCAGCTGATTTTTCTAAATCTGCATTATTCAATATCAATACAAAATACATTGACAACGAAAAGACATTAGAATATTTAGACAATCCAGTTTTAGCTGAACTTTATAAAATCATGCTAAGCTCTTTTTCTAAAAAGAAAATAAAAGAATCTGCATTGTTAAATTCAAATATCTTAGAACAATTAAATCAGATTATTGATGTAATTGAACAAAAAGTATTTGTAGAAAACGCAGATGAAAATGCAATTCACAACTTCAATAATTTCTTAATGCACAATAAGATTTCTGCTAGTAAAACTAACATGAACGAAGCATTAAAAATTAATTATTCAGAACAAGGTAAAGAAAAAGTAAACATGTTTGTTGGTAGATTCCAACCATTTACTCTTGGACATGCTAAAGTTTTAGAAACAATCCACAAACAAAATGGTTATCCAGTCGTAGTATTTTTGGTTAAAGCTGCAAAGGCTCAAAAAGACGATGCCGTTAAAAGACCGTTTGATACAGAAACACAAATTCAAATGTTTATGCAAGTGCAAAAGCAATATCCTTTCTTAAAAGAGATTTTTGTAATTCCATCAGCTGGTATCGATTTGATGTTTAATGAAATGAGACCTAAATATGAACCAGTTTTATGGGGAACAGGCACAGATCGTTTCAAAACTTATGGCTATCAAGTAAACAATGACAAATATAGAGATGAACTTGGTGTTTTACCAGAGTTTGGTTTATATGAGATCAAAAGAGACGATGAAGATATTTCAGCAACTAAAGTTAGAGAAGCTTTATTAGCTAATGATAAAAAGACTTTTGATAAAATGACACCTAAAGCGTTAGGTCCTTTATTTAATGAACTTAAACAAAAGTTAGAAACTTCATTAAAAATTTCAGAAGCTATTGAAACAGAAGCAAGTACGGATGTATTAACTTTTGAACAATTTAAATTAAATACTAATATTATTAAATAATAAAAATGGCACAAACGCACGGAGACATTAGAGCAAAATTTGCTAGTCAATTAAATAAAAACGAAATGTTTAGAGCAATAGATGAAGCTGCAAATGATTCACTAAATGGAGAAGTAAATGCTCCAGGTTCTCAGCATCGTAACATGGTTTTAATCGATCAAATCAAAAAGAATGGTAAAATTCAAGATTATATAAATTTTGCATCTTTGTACCCTAATGGACAAGCATCTGCAGCACTTATTAATTTTATAGCTAGTTTAAATCCAAAAGATTCAATTGAATTAGCAAACAGTTTAGCTTCTTTAAAATCTCCAAGTGAATTAACGATTTCGATGTATTCAAATAAAGGTAGTGTATTAGGTAGATTATTCGATTGTATTCCTTCGAGAGGTTTAGGTCGTGGAGAACCATTAATCGCATGGATGATTAAAGGTGCTGAAATCCAAGGTGGTAGTGAAAGCTTTGACGTTAAAATCGGTAAAGATAGATACGAAGTTAAAGATTATTCAGGACAAGGAAATGCAGCTATTTTAGCAGGTGTTCGTTCTAAAGTAAGTAACTTTGAATTCTGGAAAGAATTAGTAGATACTCTAAGAAGACTTGATAAACTAACAGGGTTTTCAACACGTTCTAAATTTGATGTATCTTTATATTTTACACCAGAGTTAGTATCGTCTATTAATGCTTTATTAAATAGACAACATGTTATTTTATCAGGAGAATGTAATCTTTCTGATTTAGCTAATTTTAGAAATTTTTATCAACAAGCTAGTCAAATTCAAAATTTCATGCACGGCTACACTAATGTTATTTTAAGAGGTCCAAATGTAAAACCAATTGAATTAAGCATTGATTTATTAGATCCATCTGATGTTTCTGGAGATACAATCACATTCCATATTGCTAAAGCAGATCAAACAGATACTTATGTTTTATCAGAATTAAAGCGTTTAAAATACGTTAGAAATCCAAAGGACTTAGATAATGATATGCAAAAAGCAGTTGATCAAATCCATGCAGGTTTAACATATATCGTATTTAGAAAGGATGCTATTAATGTAACAACTGATTTTGTTCCAACTGCAATTTCAATTTCAAGTTTAAAATTTGTTGAAAGAAGCATTAAAAATCCAACAGAATAATATTATCTTAATATATAGATAAAGAAAAATAATAAAAACTATGAATTTTCAAAACTTTCTTAACGAGAAATATAGCAAAGATGACATCAATACAGCGTATGGCTTCTTTGGTACTATGGAAGATGCACATAATGAAAAAATAGCATACGAAATATTTGATGCAGCTGTTAAAGACTTGATGAAAGAATTTGGTCTTAAAGATGTTGAAGCTGTAGCTTTATTAAATAGCAAAGCAGGTAGACAAGCAGCTGATGCAATTATTGCAGGAGAATGTGAAGATAGTGTTGTTGCAGGAATGTATTGGTACTTTGGCAAAAACAACAAATCAAAAATTGTTAGTGCTGCTAAAAGTGCAATTAGTGAATCTAATGAATTAGATGAAGCTTCTAAATTTGGAGCTCCAGCTGGTTTAACTAAAGCTCAAACTAAAAAGGTTGCAGAAACTTTAGCTAAAGCAATGTCAAAGGCTGATAATGCTAAAGTGACAGTTAATCTTAGAACATTAGAAGAAGATTCATTTGATTTAGATTATGATGGTGAAGAATATGACGGTGGTTCATATAATATTTACGATGACGGTTCTGTCGTTAATCATGCAGTAACACCTAATGAAATTTATGGAACTTCTGATTCTTCAGTTGAAGATTTTATTAAAGGTTTAAAAAAGCCTATTAAAGAATCATTCTTAGATGCTTATGATGAAAATTCAGAAGAATTAGATGAATCATATTCAAATGATTTTGCATCTTGGTTTACAGGTACTTCATTAAATGATGTTAAACATCCAAAATATGGAAATCACAAAGTAACGCCAGATCAAATTAAAAATGCGCCGGCTGATTACAAAAATAAACTTTTTAAAGCTATAGAAAAGGCAATTAAATCAGGTGATATTACAAATGACATGATTAAAGCCAATGAATCTTTAGAGATTAGCGAATCTAAAATTACTTTAAAAAGAAGATATACAGAAAGTTATCCAGCTAAAACAACTGGAAAATATGCTGCTGTTAGAAATAAAATCATCGAAGCTTTAAAAGACGGTGAATTAACTAAAGAAGAATTTGACACTTTAGTTTCTGGTTTAACAGAAGATTCTAAAAGATGGTTAAGAAGAAATTCAACCTTCTTTAATATACAAGAAGATAAAGTTGGTTTAACAAAATCTGGTCAAAAAATAGCAGCTGCTCTTTTTCAAGCGGAAGATGTTAATAGCAACTTAAAAACAAACGAAAATAACAATACAAATATGAAAACTAAATTCATTTATGAATCATTTTCTGAATTCGTTAATTCAATTGATGAGTCTTTTGAATTAGTTTCAGAATCATTTAAATCATCTATGTTAGCTGGTTTATTTACAAGACAAGGTACATTCGATGCTAGTTTAGCAAAAGCTTTTTATGGAGCTACTAAATTAAAATTAGATCAAATCGAAGATGAAGATTTAATTAGTACAACACCAGCTTTAGCATATAAAAACAAATTAGAAAGTTCTATCGTTTTTTATATCTCTGATGTAGAAAAACCAAATACTTATGCACCAGCAGACACTTACTATGCAAGTAAAACTATTCCAGGTGAAGGCTATTTATTAGCCGTAGCTTCAGGAGATAATAAATTCTATGACAATGTTTGGACTGGTGGAAGATGGGACAGAAATGCTAAAAATAGAACATTAAAACAAGTTGATAACAATCCAAGCGATTCAATCGGTATTAATAAAAAATACAGCGGATGGGAAGCAACAGGACTCTACAATGTTAAAAGAATTTCAGAAGTAGCTGATAGAGCAATCGTAATCAATACAACTTTATTAAGACAAAAATATTCAGCAGAAGCTCAAAGAGCAGATAGAGCTGCAGCTAAAAAAGGTGCAATTGCATTTAAATCAGATAAAGATTTTAAAGCTGAAAACATGGCAAGATATAATCAAATCATTGCTCAGAAAGCCACTCAAATGCCAATGGACAGTTTAGTTTCAAAAGCAATCGAAAGAATGTCTGAACAAATCAAAGACGGTTTAGCTAAACAAACTAAAGGGCGTTATGGCGAAATTATCGTAGGTACAAATGCAAAAGGCGCTGAAGCTAAATTAGCAGATGTTGCTAATCACATGCAACGTATCTTAGATGATTATTCTGGATATGTTCGTGTTGTTGCACAGCAAGAAGATTCAGTTGCTAAATATGGAGAAGCAGAGTCTTGGTATAAAAGAGAAGTTGAACAAAAAGCAAAAGAACTTAAAGATAGACTTGATAAAATAGAATCATTCTCTTATATCTGGTAATAAACAAAGAACAAAATAGACAAGTATAAAATGAAACACATTCAATTATTCGAACAATTTATTAACGAAGCTAGAGCTGAAGTTAAATTAGGTAGAGTGACACCTAAAAACATAGATGAAAAGGCACAACAAGTGTTAGAAGTTTTACAAGACGCGGTTGGTAAAACTATCAACGGAGAAGAACTTAAAAAAATGGTTGGTAGAAACTGGGGAGGTCCAGGTGCAAGTAAAGGTCTTAAAAATGCTAAAATTGAAATTATTGCAGTTCACGTAGGACATAACAATAGCTATATTTCTATGCAATTTATATATAAGACTGATTCAGATTTATTCGATAACCACGCCGAAGGTAATCAAAAATTAAAAGATCTTGAAGGTTGGGCCAAAGTAGCAGACGGTATGCGTTCTATGAAAGCAATTGACGGTAGTAATAAAGAATATAAAAGCGATGCATCGCACCAAGTCAAAGAACTTGTATTTAATAGTTTAAGTCCTAAAAACTTAGAAAATGCATTATCTATTTTAAAATTAGGTGATATTATCCTATAAAATAAAACACAAACATGCCAGCAAAATCAAAAGCACAACAAAGATTAATGGGACTAGCTTATTCAGTTAAGCAGGGTTACATGGATATTGCTCAAGTCGGTGCAGAGTATAAAGATAAAGTTAAAGAACTTGTTAATTCAATGAGTATCGAACAACTTAAAGATTATGCTACTACGCCACATGAAGGTTTACCAGACACTGTAGAATCAGACTCAAACGAATCTATGGGTTTTGCAACTGGTTCGAGCGGACCGCAATCTATTGGAATGCCAGGTATGGGTATGGGCAAAATAGCTTTGCCAGATTTAGGCACAGGTGCTGTTGGTTCTGGAGATAAACCATCCGGTAGAGGTGATGCCGATGATGAATACGAAAAAGAAAAGAAGAAGAAAAAGAAACGCGAGAAAAAGCTAGCGAAATCATACGAATCTTTTATTTTCGAAAAGTATGGAAAGCTTTAAATAAACAAATTAAAAAAACTCAGTATAAAAACTGAGTTTTTTATTTTATAAAGATATGGATATATTTAAAATATTTAAAGTAGATTATGAAAGGTGGTCGCATGCAGCTATTGATAAAATAATCAAATGCGTAGATACTTCTAATACAGAAGAACATTTTGAAACTTGTAAAAGAATGATAGATCAATTCGTATTAGCTTCTGTTGTAAATTCTAATTTTAATGCAGATGAATTACAAAGAATTACTAAATTAATAAACACATATTTAAATACTAAAAAAAGTCTAACCATCGGTTAGACTTTTTCATTTAACGACCTTGTCCTCTATACTTTTTCTTGTAGTTTTTAGAGTGCTTGTTGTTAGATTGTTTCTTTGATGCTTTACCAGATTTTTTAGTCTTTTGAAAAGCGCCACCGTTTGGAGAAGAAGCTTTAGCCATTGGTTATCAATAGTTTATTTGAGTCGGTTATTCGACAAACTATTTATTAAAAAAGTTGCTAAAATATTTTTATATTTGAGATTTTTTTTGTATATTTACTACATAATTAAAAGAAACAAAATGAAACCATATACAATTTATTATTTACATTACAAAGATGAAATGTTATTAGTTCCAAACTGGAGCAATAAGTCTGATTTCGTTGCTTGTGTAATGGCTGAAGATGCTCAAATGGCCATAGATAAAGTAAAAGCATTTACATGTGGCTTTATTAAAGTTATGGGAGTTGCCTCAGGTAGAGAAGACTGGGTAAATGAAAATGGTCCAATCGACAATGGTAAAATTATGCCTTTAGGTGGTTGGCCAAAAACTGAAACAAATTAATTCGTATAAATATAATATCTAAAACATAATCTATGAACATATTAGACCAAGCAAACAAGATTATTAATGAACGCTCTGAAGAAAAAGAACGTCAATATGGTCCATTTGAAGAAGGTATGCGCAGAGCCGCACAAATTGCCAGCGGTATGACTGGTAAAGATTTTTCTGGTAGTGACATGTATGCAGCTTTAGTTGCATTAAAATTAAGTCGTCACTCATACAACTACAAACAAGATAATTTATTAGATGCGGTAGCTTACTTAGGTGCTCTAGATAATTATGTTGAAAAATTCGGTTATAAAGACAGTGAAAAACCAGTTACGAATGAATAATCAAGAGTTTAGTTATTTTACAGACTATGTTACTGACAAATCAGCTAAGATTGGTATTTCAGCTCTTGTTGGTAAATTAAGCCCTAAGATTAGTTCACATAAATCTGCGTGGTGTTTTATGATTGCCAATCAATTGACAAATGTTGGATTTGAAAGCGTAGATGTTATCACATCAAACGAAACTGATTGGAATAACTATGATGTTATCTTAATCGATCACGGTATGGAATTCAAAGGCAACTTTAATATTTTTGGAGGAGCTAATGATGATTTATACAATCAAATAATCCGTATTAAGAGTAAAGTTAAGATGTATAGTTTACATCATGAGATGCCATGTATTGGTGCTTTAATTGAACAACGATTAAAAACAGGTACAGATTTATTTAAGACTTTAGAACAAGACATTGATTTGATCAAAGGTATTTGTGCCAATGATATTCCTAAAATAGATCATATTGAAAAAACAGACAAGCTTTGTTTTGGTGATAGTCACTCTTTTGGAATGTATCAAGCTGGTTACATGTGCCAAAGACATGACGGTTTGACAATGCACGGCGCTCTTAAAAGAGGATTAGATTCTTACATTTATCCATGGATTAAAACACTAACATGTTACATGGGTAATATTGATGTTAGACATCACTTGATGAGACAAGCTAATCCTAAAAATGCAGTTGAGATCATGATGAAAAATTATGAGCAACAACTTAAAGCGTTACAAGAAAACGGAGTTAGTAATATTGAGTTGATCCATGTTTTACCAATAGAAAACGAATCAAGAGTTTTGCCAAAGACTGGTTACTATAAAGACACTCCATTTTATGGCTCTTGGTTAGAACGTACTCAATTGTCTAAAGAAATCAATAACTATATTGATGAAATGTGTAAACGAAATAATTGGAAAGTTTACAAACATTCAGATGTTTATTTTAATGATAAAGGCGAATTAACGTTTGATGTGATGGAACAACCAAAATCTGTTCATATTTCTAGAGAATATTATAGATGGGACATGGCAGCAAATTGCCCAAACAAAAGATTAGAAAAGAAAACAATGTCCTTATTTTAGGATTTAAAACCAGTATTTATGAAATATTTATATTTTTCTGCACCTTGGTGTGGCCCATGTAGAATGTTAGGACCAATTATGGAAAAGGTTAGTCAAAAATATGCAGTTGAAAAAATCAACGTAGACGAGAACGAAGAGTTATCAACACAATTTGGAATTAGAAGCGTGCCTACAGTTATTTTAGTAGATGAATCAAACGCAGAATTAGAACGTCTTGTTGGTGTAAAAGCCGAAGGAGACTATTACGATATTTTTGAAAAGCATAACGCGTAATGAAAATTCAAACTACAAGATATTACGACGAGTTTATAAGATACTTTGATCTTGCACAAAAGCAGCAAGATCTTTGTAATTTAGGAACAGTTGGATATATGGAAAGCAATATGGGCGATTCTTTAATGGAGCACATAGAACTTTATGATGTTGTTGAAAGAAAATATGCAGGTTTTTCTCAGATTGTAAACGATATTTTTTACGGCTGGACTCCAGAACATCCATATTGGGATAAAATGAAAGCTGGAATTCACACTTCACAAAGAGAAGAAGTTGCTAAAAACTGGACAGGAAAGCAAAAGATATTTGGATTAGAAGAATGGCTTTATCTTTTTATTCTACATAGAGTTACGGGTTCTGGAATTAATTATGCGACCAAACCTTCTGGTTATCATAACACGATTTTGTTTCATTTACATGAATGTGACACAATAGAAGATATGTGTGAAGTAATTAAATCACATCAAACTCCATTTTATACATCAGTTGGTTATCAATTTCCAGCCTTTCCAAAGCCACCAGAAAATCAAACTAATGCAGAAGATTTATTTGTCGGTATGACAGGCTTTTCTAATGAAGTAACTTACACTTACAAAAGAGGCGGAGATTATTATCTTTGCGAATTTGCGCCAAGATTAGCTAGAGAATTAGCAACATATTTAACAACTGGAGAAAAGAAACAACTTAGAGAATTAGGTGAATGGCTTTTTAAATGGAACTATGATAATGGTTTAAGAGCTTATAGATTTCAATATGCTGCAGTTATCGCAGACATAGCAGACTGGTACCCTGAATATGTTGTTAGAGAATCTATGTTTTATTATGGAACTAACGCAGTAGAATGTATCGGTTATTTAGCAGATCCTGAAGGTGGCAAAGGTAATAAAAAAGGAGAAGAATTCTTAGATGCGGTCATGACCAAGATCTACGCAGATACAGGATCGCTGCCATATAACGCAGAAGATGTGGCCTGTGATTATATTAGATGGATCGAAAACTACTTAAGGCCAGGAAAAGATTACAACCACGTAAACATGGACACTGTTTGGAACAGTAGTACAATAAAAGACCATCCGTTTGGTAGACAAAAAGCCATGTTAGATTTAGGCATAGTTAAGACGTTTAATGGAATGACTAGTCACCCATCAGATGATAAAATTTTAGTAGAAGCTGGTCTAACAGTAGATCAATATAAAGAAATGGTTAAAAAAATATACAAATAATGAATACTCTATTAGCAGAAGATTTTATAAGACCAGATGCTTGCGAATTACCAAAAGCAAAAAAGAAATATCAGCAGGCAGAATCTTTGTTTGAAGACGAAGGTGTTCATTATACAAACATTGAATATCCAAATACGGCTGATGTTAAAATGAAAAATGGCAAGCCTATTGAATCTTGGATGAAAGATTGGACTCAAGAAGAACGTTTTGATAAATTCTTTGAATTTTGCGAAGCCTTCGATAAAAGACAAGACAAATTATTAGCCGAAGATTATCAGATATTTTCACACAGATTACACTGGCATGAACATCCTTTTTGCGATTTAATGAAAGATGTGACTGATCCAATGAAAAGACTTTGGTATACTTTGGTGTTTTCATTTACTAATGAGCATTGGGGAACTTTAACAATGTTAATCAATGATGGCGAAGAAGCTCTTAAGAAACATTTTAAAGATAATAGACACGCACGCAATGATCTGTTTCAGATATACTATCCAAAGGGCACAGATGTTAAGGAGTGGCTTCTATGGGGTCCAAAAAGAGCGGCAGAAAAAATGTCACACGTTCTAGAGAATTTAGACAGACCTTATACAATGATGGAGTTTGCTAAAATCATGGAGAAATATTTCAAAGAGGATCAAAACTTTAGAAGTCCTTTATATCCATGTAAAAATGCAGCTAGATATTTAGCCATGGCATATCCACATTTAATAGATCCAGAAACACCTTTATATGGCGGAACAGGACACTTTGATGGTATGCAACAAATTTTTAGTGGACCTAACGTTAACGGTAAAGTTAAGTATACTATTGGCAAAAATGGCGAGTTTATTGCTGAGAATAAATATGCTGAGTTGTGGTTAGAACAGATGGAAACTTTGGTTAATCATCCTAAGAATCCTATGACAAGTCAGAAATGGCTTAACGTGGAGGATAAGTCATGTTTTTTTTTCAAACACATTGCAATTTCGCACGGTACTAAATCGCCAACAAAAAGAATACCTTACACTTGGATATTTCCAGAATCATTTTCACTTAAAAAAGATTAAATGTCACACGATAATCATACAAAAAGTAGTTTTAATCAAGACTTAAATTTAGCTTACCCAAACAGAGATGCTTGGTTGGAATTAGCAGGAGATTGGCAAGATCCATTTCCAGCTCCTATTGTAAAAGAACATAATGGATTTAATGTAGTTAGAGAAGATTTAATGGGCTTTGGTTCTAAGTGTCGCTTTGGCGATATTTTAGTTCAAAGTTGTCCATCAGATACTTTAGTTTATGTACAGCCAAGATACGGATTTGCTGGAATTTCTTTAGCTTATTTAGCTGAGAAATACAATAAAAAACTAGTTCTTTTTAGTCCAAGTCAAAAAGAAATTTCAGATCATCAAGCTATTTGTATTGAAAGAGGTGCAGATATGAAATTTCGTAGAATTGCAGCCATGCCAAATCTTAATAAGATTGCAGCTGATTGGGCCAAAGAAAACAATGGCTTTTTTATACCACTTGGTTTAAGACACGAATTAGTTACAGCAGCCGCAGTTAAAGTAGCTTATGACATGGCACAAGTACATGGTGAACCTAAAGAAGTTTGGCATGCTATTTCAACTGGTGTTTTAGGTAGAGCTTTGCAAATTGCATGGCCTAATGCAGAATTTAATGGAGTTGCAGTAGCTAGAAATATCAAAGATGGCGAAAGAGGTAGAGCAACTATTTGGTCACATCCAAAAGAATTTAGCCAAAACGTAGCCGCTGAATTTGAACCACCATTTCCAAGTGCATTAAATTATGATGCTAAAGCTTGGGAATTAATGCTTAAAAATGGAAGTCCAGGAGCCTGGTTCTGGAATGTCGGTGGTAACCCTAAGCCAGAAAATGAAGATACTAAACAATCAATCAATGCCCAAAGAGAATGGGGCGAAATCATAGACGTAAAATAATAATTATGAACAGACCAACATTAGCATTTGCAACCATGTGTAAAAACGAAGAACACGTCATAGGACAAGTTCTTGATGCTGTTGCACCCTACATTGATTATCTTGTAGTTGCCGACAACGGTTCTACCGATAGAACATTAGAAATTGTCCAAGAATTTATGGATCGCACTGGAATTCCAGGAGAAATTCATAACGATGAATGGTTCGGTTTTGACAAGAATAAAAACATGATGATGGAATATGTACATGGTAAAACAGACTATGTATTACACTTGGACGCTGATGATATTTTAGCAGGCGATTTTAGTTTTACCAACGATGATGCTGGTGAAGATGCATATCACATGACAATGAAACGTGGAACAGCAACTTATAAAGCAACCGTTATTTATAATAATAGATTGCATTGGAAATTCTGTGGAACAGCACACACAATAATCAAATGTATTGAGAGACCTCATTTTTCAACAGGAGATTTATCAACTAGAGGTTGGGTTATATGTGACCCCGTTGGTTCAAGAGCATTTGATCCTAAGAAATATTTTTATGATGCTGAAAGATTGAAAAAGCAATTCTTCGATACTTTGGTAGATGATCCAGATGGATTAAATCATAGATCAGCTTTCTACTGTGCACAGAGTTATATGGATTCTAACATGATGATAGAAGGTTTACAATGGAATAGGCTTTACACAAGATTAAAAGATACTTGGAGCGAAGAAAGATTTGAAGCACAAATGAGAATTTCAAGATGTTTGATGGCTATACCAGATTCAGATCCAACTTTAATTGTTGATGAAATGAATAAGGCTATAGAAATTTCACCAGATAGAGCTGAACCGTATTTTTATTTAGGTACTTATTTAAATAAAATAGGAAATCACGAATTGGCTTATGACTATTTGAAAAAAGCTAAAGACATCTCTTTAAAATATGCACAAAGTAAATATTTATTATTTGTAACATCTAATTGTTATGGTAAATATGTCAATGATGAATTATCAGTTGCTTGTTTTTGGACTAATAGAGTTGAAGAAGGAGTTAAATTAATTAATCAAATTATTAATGATCCTGACTTTGAACATGCTAAGCCAAGACTTATTGACAATTTAAATCATTTTAAAAATTTAGAAGCAAAATTACAAGATGCTTAATAAGAATTACGATTATTTAATAGTCGGCGCAGGTTTTTACGGCTCAGTTTGTGCATACGAACTGAGCCGTTTAGGCAAGAAAGTACTCGTGATTGATAAAAGAAATCATATCGGTGGAAACGCGTATACTAAAAAAGTAAACGACATTGATGTTCATCAATACGGAGCTCATATATTTCACACGAATGATAAAGTTATATGGCAGTGGATCCAGCAATTTGGAGAATTTAACAATTTTAAAAATTCACCAATAGCTAATTATAAAGATGAGATGTATTCTCTTCCATTTTCAATGTGGACTTTTTATAAATTATGGGGAACTAAAACACCAGAGGAAGCTAAAAAAATTATAGATTCACAAAGATACACTGGTCCGATTACAAATTTAGAAGAACAAGCGCTTTCTTTAGTAGGCACAGATATTTACGAAAAGCTAATTAAAGGTTACACTGAAAAGCAGTGGAAGAAATCAGCTAAACTTTTACCAGCTTCAATAATTAAAAGATTGCCAGTACGTTTTACATGGGATAATAATTATTTTAATGACAAATATCAGGGCATTCCAATCGATGGCTACACTAGTCTATTTGAAAAAATGTTAGAAGGTATAGACGTAGAATTAAATCAAGATTATCTAAAAGACAGAGATTATTGGAATTCTAAAGCAGATAAAATAATTTACACAGGACCAATAGATGCCTATTTTAATTACAAGTATGGCGATTTAGAATATAAGACAGTCAATTTTGTAACAGAGACCATAGAAAATAAAGACTTTCAAGGTAATGCTGTTGTAAATTATACAGATGCGACTATTCCATATACAAGAATTATAGAGCATAAGCATTTTAATTTTAAAAATCAAAAAGATACAGTAGTTTCTTGGGAATATCCAGTAGACTACAGAAGAGGCGTTGAACCTTATTATCCGGTCAATGATACGCGTAACGCATCTATTTTTAAAAAATATAAACAAAGCGCAAGTAATATAAAAAATATATTTTTTGGTGGAAGATTAGCAGAATACAAGTACTATGACATGCATCAAGTTATAGCATCTGCTTTGTCAGATTTAAAAACCAATACATTTTTTAAATAATTCAATAGAAACAATTAAGCCTTTTTAAATATAACCTGAAAAATAAGAACATGGCAAACATAGACAACGAATGCAAAGATTTAGAAGTTAATGACTTCTATGATGAATCTACGACCCATTTAGCAGATATAATGGAGCATCAAAAAGAGATGCAGGAAAAGACTTATGGAATTAAGTTTGAAGATATGACAATTAGAGAAGTCATGAATTTTTGGCATGTAAATACGCATGCTGTGATTGATGAAATTCACGAGATGACAGACGCTTTAGGTGGTATTAAAGACGGTAGCGGTAACGCAGTTTGGAAATACTGGAAAAAAGATTTCGCCAAGTATGACACTTTAAAAGTTGCAGATCTTTCTGAAGGTGATAAAAAAGAATTGTATATGGAATGGATCGATATTCTGCATTTCTTTATCAATTACGCAGCTTCCATTGGCTTAGACGCGAAAACAGCATATAACTATTACTTCACAAAGGCAGCTGAAAATAAAGCACGCCAACAACGCGGATATTAACATGCTATTAGACATTGAACAAAGAGAGAAGGAAATTATAGTTTCATATTTCAACAAAGAAGGCACAGTAGATTTTAAACGTTATCCAATAACACAATTTAAAAATTGGTATGTTTGTGATCCTAAAGAAGCTGGTGCTAGTCGAGATTTTAAAAACTGGGATGGACGTTCAGTGAAACTTTCACAAGCTAGACAATTTAATAAATTTTCATTAGTTTATTTTATGGATGGCTTACCAGAAAAAGACAAAGAAGTTATTTACGAATACAATTCACCTAGAACATATTTCGTCGATATTGAAACTGAAATTGTCGATGGCTTTCCAAAGGCCGAAGAAGCTAAATCAAGAATCTTAGCTTTTTCTATAGTTACACCAGACAAAAAGGTAATCGTATTAGGTTTAGAAGACTTAGAGTCTGATAAAATTAAAAAGATTGAAGATGACACTAATGAATACATGAAAAAATTTGGTGATGAGTGGACCTTTCAATATATTAAATTTAAAACAGAGTATGACATGGTTTATACTTTCGTTTATAAATTTATGCCTAAGTTTCCTATGATGACTGGCTGGAACTTCATTAACTATGACTGGCAGTATATTGTAAATCGATGTAAACATCTACAGATCGATATAGTTGGTTCGTCCAGGACAGGATCATTAGATCCAGAAGACAGTAGACCATTACACATGGGAATTCTAGATTACATGCAGCTATATGACAAATACGATAGATCTGTTAAAGTAAAAGAGTCAAACTCTTTGGATTACGTTTCTAGTCAAGTATTAGGTACTAACAAGATTAAATTCACAGGATCATTACAAGATTTATATAGAGATAACTTTACTAAGTACATCTACTATAACGTAATTGACTCCATCTTAGTTTATTACATTGATAAAAAATTAAAATCAATGGATGTACTTATTACTCTTGCATCTATTACAAAAATGCCATTATATAAAGCAGCTTCACCGGTAGCAGTAACTGAAGCCTTGATTGCAAGAAAAATTGCGTCTGAAGGTAAACGTATTGGAACTGAAGCCAGAGAAGATAATAAAAAAGAAGGTCAATTTGCTGGAGCATTTGTTAAAGAGCCTATCGTTGGTTTTTATGAAGGAGTAAGTGCATTTGACTACGCTTCACTATATCCATCTATTATGAGGCAGTTTAATGTTTCTCCAGATGCTTTTATCGAAAAGGTGCCATCTTCTAAAATAGAAGAAAGACGTAAAGATAAAAATGTTATTGTTTGTGAAAACGGAGTTGTTTATAAAAACGAAGATTCTATTCTTAAAAAAATATTATCAGATCTTTATTCACAGCGAAAAGAGTATAAGGGAATGTCCTATGAATATTTTCACAAAGCAGAAGAAATAAAAAAGAAAATAAAAGCACTTGAAAAAGCAGGTCAATAAGCTCATACATATTTAACAATAATATATAACTAACACCAACAAAAAACAAAAATCTTTACACAAACATGAGCAATATTTTTCAAAAAAGAGTAAATATTTTACCATACGAATACCCTTCTTTATTAGCATATAAGGATGCAATCAGACACTCATATTGGATCCATACTGAATTTAATTTTACAACAGATATTGATGATTTTAAAACTAAAATCACAGATCAAGAACGAGAAGTAATTAAAAGATCGATGTTGGCTATTGCACAAATCGAGGTAAATGTTAAAACATTTTGGGCAGATCTTTATAAGAGAATGCCTATCACAGAAATCGGAGATGTTGGTATGACATTTGCAGAATCTGAAGTAAGACACAAAGACGCGTACGCTCAATTACTACGAGTTTTAGGTCTTGAAGAAGAATTCCAAAGTGTTGTAGAAATTCCAGCAATTAAAGATAGAATTGCATACCTATCAAAATATTTAGACGGCACAAGAAGCAAAGACAATAAAATGTACACAAAATCAGTGTTATTGTTTTCTTTATTTATTGAACACGTGAGTCTATTTAGTCAATTTTTAATCATGATGAGTTTTAACAAAGAGAAAAACCTATTTAAAGGTATTTCAAATGTAGTTGAAGCTACTTCAAAAGAAGAAGAAATTCATGGTAATTTTGGTTCAGAACTTATTAACATTATCAAAGAAGAAAATCCAGAATGGTTCGACGAAGATTTTGAACAATTAATTGATTCCGCATGTAAGAAAGCTTATATTGCCGAATGTAAGATTTTAGACTGGATCTTTGAGAAGGGTGAATTAAGCTTCTTGTCAAAAAACACGATTCAACAGTTTATTCAAAACAGATTTAACAATTCATTACAAAGAATTGGTATGAAACCTGTATTTGATGTAGATTTTCAAGAGATTGAAAAGACGTTATGGTTCGATGTAGAAATTCTTTCAACCAAAGAAGGCGATTTCTTTTACAAAAAACAAATCGATTATAACAAAAAAAGCAAGTCTATTACAGAAGACGATTTATTCTAAAAAACAAAACATAAAATTAAATGGATTATAAGAAATACTACTGGCTAAATGAAGACAGTCGCACATTTTTATCAAGAGGCTACATCACTGAAACGCCTGAACAAAGAATCAAGGACATTGCTAACAAAGCAGAAAAGTATTTAAAAATTGAAGGTTTTGCTAACAAATTCGAAGACTACATGTCTAGAGGATTTTACAGTCTTTCAACACCAGTTTGGATTAACTTCGGAAAAGACAAAGGACTTCCAATTAGCTGTTACGGATCAAATGTCGATGATACTTTAGATAGTATCTTAAATGGTTCTAGAGAAATTGGAATGATGAGTAAATATGGAGGTGGAACTTCAATTTTCTTAGGAAACATTAGAGAAAGAGGAGCTAAAATTTCTACAGGTGGAACAGCAGACGGTCCGGTTCACTACGCTAGGATGTATGACACTACAGTTGATGTGTGTAAACAATCAGAAGCAAGAAGAGGTGCATGTGCAGCTTGGTTACCAGTAGAACACAATGATATTTTAGAATTCTTGGATATGGGAACAGAAGGAAATCCTATCCAAAATTTACAATACGGAGTTACTGTAACTGATAAATGGCTTGAAGAAATGAAAGCTGGAGATGCAGAAAAACGTAAAATTTGGGCTAAAGTAATTCAAAGACGTAATGAGTTTGGTTTTCCTTACATTATGTTTAAAGATAATTCCAACAACAATTCACCATACAAAGCATTAGGACTTGAAATCACAGCTTCAAACTTATGTTCTGAAATTCAATTACCAACAGACTCTTTTAATTCTTTCGTATGTTGTTTAGGTTCTATTAACCTATTACATTGGGATGAATTAAAAGACACAGATGCCATTGAAATCTACACATTGTTCTTAAACGCAGTAATGGATGAGTTTGTTAAGAAATCTTACAATATGCCAGGAATGTCAAGAGCACATAGATTTGCATCTCAACATAGAGCATTAGGCGTAGGTGTATTAGGTTATCACTCTTTATTCCAATCTAAATTAATTGAATTTGAATCATTAGAAGCAAAGCAATTAAATTATCAGATCTTTAAAACACTTAAAGAAAAAACTGAATCAGCCTCTAAATTTTTACATGACGAAAGAGGTTATACTTCTTTAAGAGAAGGATTTGCAAATACAACTTTAGTTGCAATTGCTCCAACAAAATCAAGTTCATTTATCCATGGTCAAGTTTCAATGGGAATTGAGCCAATTAAATCTAATTATTTTGTAAAAGATTTAGCTAAATCTAAAACAATCTATAAGAATCCTTTCTTAATTCAAGAATTAGAAAAGTATGGCTTAAATACAACAGACGTTTGGGAAGGAATCTTAAAGAAAGATGGTTCAGTTCAACACTTAGATTTTCCAACTAAAGCAGTTTTTAAATCATTTATTGAAATTACACCAAGAGAGTTAATTACACAAGCTGCTCAAAGACAGCAGTTCATTGATCAATCACAATCTTTAAATTTAATGATTCATCCAAGTGTACCGGCTAAAGATATTAATCAATTGTATTTAGCAGCACACGAAGAAGGTGTTAAAACTTTATATTATCAATTTAGTCAAAGTTCAGCACAATCATTCGCAAGAGACATTCTTGAATGCAGCAGCTGTGAGGCATAGAAGATCCGGTGGCTTGAAACACAGCCACGTTTTAGGACCGTTTTAGTTAACGGGTTGGGCAGGAAACAAGTTCGCTACTATTCCTGCCCTTTTTTTATGTTTTAAGGAGATATATAATAAAATAATCTTAAATATATTTTTTTATTTCATATAAATTAATTATATTTGTATATCAAAAACAACAAAATTATGAAACACATTAAACTATTTGAACAATTTATTGATGAATCCAACGACATGTCTCTTCAATCCGCAGCTGGAAATGGAAGATCAATTGGAAGATATAATGGACCTACTGGTGCTTCTGCAGAATGGAAAGATAACCAAACTGTTATTTCAAATAAATCAGAGTATTCTACTGAAATTCTAACAAATGCTGCATCGGCATTAAGAGATCTTGGTATTCAAGTAAAAGAAAAATCAATACAAGATGGTATATTAACAACTGAATTCGGAGGCTCAACGTGGACGTATCAATTTAAAAGTGGTAAATGGACTGCTACCGTTACAGATTCTAACGGTACTGCAGAAGCCCCAAAAGACATTTATGAATTTATCAGATTTATGGTCGCGCGAAAATATATAAAATTTAAAGATAAATTAGTAGGACGTAAATAAAGAACCACTCCTCAGGATAGAATCGGAGGACCGACTCATAAGAGTTTCAACCTGTCAGTAATGGCAGGTTTTTTTATGAAACAAAATGACTAATTCAATTATAATGCTTAAATAATTTAATTTAAACACAAAAAAACATGAAAGTAGTTATTAACAAAGTAGATCAGAACAACTTTGTAGCATTCATTAATCGTTTAAGAGTTATTGATTCTTTTGTCTATTTCAAAATTAAAGACGAACAAATCATCTCTTCAGCTTATTTGCCACAACGTGACGCTGTAAAACACCACACGCTTCCAATTTCAGAAGTATTTCAAATTGATGCTAGTCAATTAACAACAGACAAAGACCTTAAAGTGGCTTTCTTTGATGCTGGTAAAATTATCGAAGCATTCAAACAATTTGAATACGATTCTATTCAAGCAGAAATTGAATTCGTAGAAAACGATGAAGACTGTGTAGCTTCTACATTTAAAATCTTTAATGACGAGTTAGAAATCGTTTTAGCTTGTTCAGAACCATCTTTAGGTTACAAAGACTTAACAGAGTCTCAATTACAAAATATCTTCATGACTGAAGGTGCTGAAGTTAACTTTGATTTATCATTCACTGATACATCTAAGATTAAATCTCTTTTCAACTTAGATAAAGATGAGACTTTTGCAATTTCAACTTCTAAAGAAGGTGTTCGTATTAAAGGTAAATCTTACAACAAATTAATCAATTCAACTAGCGTTTCTAAGGCTAATGTGACTGTTTACAAAAAGTATTTGAACTTGTTTGACAAAGAAGATTATTCTACTTATGTCTTTAACAATAGAGTAGTTTTACGCTCTAAAGACTCAAACACTCTTTTAACAATCGCAACTTGCCAAAGCACTGATTAATGACTATTGAACAACTACTTAATAAACCAGAAGACCAACTAACTTTGGTTGAGCTTAAATCCTTAGCAGACTTTTATTCAAACGAGTCTGCTAAGTTTACAGCTTATGAACAAGCAGTTAAGTTAACACTTAACTCGATCTACGGAGCCTTTGGTAATAAGTGGTTTCACTTCTTTAATATTGACATTGCTGAATCTATTACTTTACAAGGTCAAAATGCAATCTTATATTCCGAAAAGATACTTAATAAGTACTTTCAAGAATTCTTTGTCAAAGATACTAAAATTCATGAAGAATTAAATATCAAAGTTAAAAGAGCTTGCGTTAAACCGGCTGTAATTTATATCGATACCGATTCTAATTACGTCCAATTTCAAGAGATGTACGAATCTATCGAGTGGTTAGGTGAAAAACTAGACATTGTAACGTTTATTCTTAAACTTTACAATTTACGTATCAAAGATTATATCGTTAAGTCGCTAGACAAATACGCTGAAAACAGAAACACTGATTCATTTTTAGAATTTGAATTAGAATCTATTGCATACTCAGGTATTTGGATGGCTAAAAAGAAATACTTGCAAAATTTAGCGTGGGACGATAAACTTGGCGTAAACGAAAGACATGCAATGTTAAAGAAGATCAAAACCATCGGTTATGATACTATTCAATCTTCAACACCAATGTTTGCTCGTAAGAAACTATCAGAAGCTTTACAGATTCTTTTTGAAAAGAAGCCAACCCCAGAAACTTTAACAACTATTGTTTCGTTTCTTAAAAAGGCAAAGAAAGAATTTAAGTTAGCGCCGATAGATGAAATCTCTTTTAACAAGAGAACAAACAATTTAGAGAAGTATATTGTAGATGATCACGTTGAGTTTCAATATGGACTAAAATGTCCACCTAACGTTAAAGCTGCTGGATTTTATAATTACTTAATGAATAACAATCCTAAGTATAAAAACAAATACAGAATGATTGGTAATGGTGAGAAGCTAAGATTATTCCATTGTGAACACAAGACATGTGAGATCTTTGCATATTTGCCAGGTGATCATCCTTATGAATTTGCACCAGCCGTAGATTATGAAACTCAATTTGAAAAATCAGTAATTGATCCATTGAATAGAGTTTTAGGCTGTATTGGTCTTCAGACATTAAACAGAAACTTAATTTATTCAACTTCATTATTTTAATATGGATCTTTTAAAAAACTACTCTGAAGAGCAGATCAATTTTGTTGAAAAATACACAGAATTGTATCATAGAATTGAAACCCTACAAACTAGAATGTCATTAGTTGAAACAGATTTGAATAATGCACTAGAAGAACTAGAACAATTACGAGAATTAGAAAAAAAACAAATACAAAATGGCTAAAAGCAACAAAACGTTCACGTTCGATGATTTGAACAATGAATTAGCAAATTTAAACCCAATGGGTTCTGTAATGGAAATGTCAGATTTCAGTGAGATTACAGAATACTTAGACACTGGAAACTATCACTTAAACGCATGTGTTTCTGGATCTCTTTTTAAAGGATGGCCAAACAACAGAGCATGCTCAGTAGCTGGACCATCGGGAACAGGTAAAACTTTCTTAATGTTAAATACAGTAAGAGAAGCTATCGAAAAGGGTTACAGTGTCATTTATTATGACTCAGAAGCAGCTATCGATAAAGAACTTATGAAAAAGTTTGGCATTGATATTTCCAAAGTAAACTATCAACCAGTTAATACTGTACAAGAATTTAGAACTTCTGTAACTACAATTACTAAGAAGATGCAAGAAGCTAAAAGAAACGGCGCAGAATTGCCTAAGGTGATGATATTGCTGGATTCTGCAGGTAACTTAGCTACACAAAAAGAGATCGATGATGCAGCCTCAGGCTCTGATAAAGCAGATATGACTCGTTCTAAAGTTTTAAAATCAATCTTTAGAATTATCATGACTCCTTTAGCTGATTTAAAGATTCCTTTCTTATTTACAAACCACACTTACTTATCACAAGACTTTATGCCAACACATACAGTTGGCGGTGGAACTGGACCAGAATACGCAGCTTCTATTGTTTTAATTTTAACAAAAGCTCAATTAAAAGATGGAGCAGAAAGAGTTGGTATTATTGTAACTGCAAAACCAGCTAAAAATAGATTTGCAAAACCACATCCTGTTAAATTCCATTTGGATTTCAGTAAAGGTATGAACAGATTCGTTGGTCTAGAACAATACGCAACTTGGGATATTTGTGGAATTACAAGAGGAACAATTGATCCTAAAACCAAAGAAAAGATTCCAAAGGACAGTGCTAGAACATGGATTGCAAAACACTTAGACACTACAGTTTCTAATGCAGAATTCTTTACTGAAAAAATGTTTACTGAAGATGTTTTAAAGCAAATCGATGCACACATCCAACCTATTTTTAATTACAATTCAGATACTACTGGATTTACAATTGACGATATTATAGACGAAGATTAATATGAGTACAGAATTACAAGAACTAGTTGAAGATAAATTACCAATTAAATACATCTTGGGTATTGAGAATGAATTCGAAACATACCCAGATGCATTTGATATAGTTTATCAATATCTTTTAAAGGTTAAAAAGAATCCTGAAAGATACAAAGGTACATTTACCAAATATGCTCTTGTGACTTATGAATTTCCAACTGCGCCTGTAGAAAATATAGACAATGCTTTGAAAAGAGGATTAGAACTTGGTCTATTAGAATGCACCAATGAAACAGAAGACAAAGAAGCTTATAAAATAATTTTAAACCCATTTTCATAATGAAGTTCGGACAAGATTTCGAGAAAGTATTTTTTAAGCTTTCATTACAAAAACCTAAATATTTAGAAGCCATTAAAAAAGGCTTTTATACAAGTGAAGAAATAGATGCAATGCACTATTTAGCTACTAAGTTTTATGAGAAGTTTCATGAGGCTCCATCAAAAGAGCAAATGAAATTATTAATTCAACGAGGTAAAAAAGAAGTTGATGAAGATTTAATAGACATTATTTACTCTTCAGATCTTACACAATATGATGAAGAGTGGATGAATTCTACTGCTGAATCATGGATCAAGTGGAGAAACTTTGATACAACATTGATTGACACTATCGAGTACATCAAAACAACGCAGGTTAATCCTGATAATGTTGATGATATTATCTCAAAGGTTAAAGGTTTAATCAATGATAGAAATTCACTTACCTTTAATTCAGATTTAGGTTTAGATTTCTTTAATCCAACAGATCACTTTCAAGAAGGTGTTACAAAATTCTCAACGGGTTATAATTTCTTAGATAGAGCTTTAGGCGGTGGTTATGACAAAGACGGTACTTTAGTTGTTTACGTAGGTGAGCAAAACATTGGTAAGTCGATTTATTTAGCTAATGATGCTTCTAATTTTGTAAAAATGGGCGTTAACACAGCAGTAATTACAGCAGAGATGTCAGCTCATAAATTTATGAAGCGTATTGGATCTAATGTTCTTTCTATACCAATGACTGAATATGATGACAAGGCTAAAAACGTAGATTATCTTAGAAGAAAGTTAGAAACTGTAGGTGATGGTTTGACTCCACCTGGTCAATTATTTGTTAAGCAATTTCCAACTTCTCAAGCTACAGTACCAGATATTGAAGCTTATTTAAAACAAATCGAAGAAGAACGTAAAATCAAATTAGGCGTAGTAGTTATTGACTATATTAACATCTTGTCAAACTATAGAAATCCAAACTCTGAAAACACATACTTAAAAATCAAGCAAATTGCCGAAGATTTAAGAGCCATGGGAGTTAGAAATAAATGGTTAATTGTAACAGCTACACAGATTACTCGTTCAGGTTATAATTCAAGTGATATATCTATGACAGACGTTGCAGAATCTGCAGGTCTTTCACACACAGCAGACGTCATGTTAGGTATTATTCAAGACGACATAATGAGAGCCAGTTATGAATACTGGTTAAAGATTTTAAAGATCAGAGATGGTGAAGGTCGAGGAGTCAAATGTAAATTAGCTATTAACTATCAATACATGAGATTAACAGAGACTGACGATATTTCAAATTCAAACATACATTCAATATAAAAAACATGGAACAAACTCCAAATCCAATTAAAAGAGATAAGATATTTGACAATACGTTTGAAGAACAAGATTTTCAATTAGACTCAAGTATTTCATTTCAAATTTCACCGCAATATAGCGATGATAGAGACGAAGAAGATAAAATTCAATTAGAGATGATTAGACGTGATATTCATGGTCTAATAGATAAATCTAGATTTAGATCATTTAACGACCTAGATGATTTGTCTCAAGCTAAAAAGCTTAAAAAGATGGACATTAATGAGATCTATGAATTTATCGTCTCTGAATTAAATTTGAAATACTCACAGATAGAATTATTTTCTGAAACTTCAGATTATTTCAATATCAATCCAACCAAATTTTATGCTTCTTTAAGCAATAAATTCAAAGAAGAGCTAATCCAAGAGTTAGACATTAGAACTAAAATTTTAAAGAAGAAAAAGATAAATCGTTTATTTTAGATGATAGAAGATAAAAAAACAAATCAACCAGTCAAAAGAGTGTGGGTCCTTGGGGATCTGCACTTTGGCGTTAGGTCTAATTCGATCGAATGGCTTGAAATTCAACAAGACTTTTTCGAAAACGTATTTATTCCTACATTAAAAGAGCATGTTAAACCCGGTGATGTTTTAGTACAGGTAGGTGATGTCTTTGATAACAGACAAAGCATAAATCTTAAAGTATTACATTATGCGATAGAGCTGTTCGAGAGACTTGGCAAGATACTACCAACACACGTTATTTGTGGAAATCATGATATTTGGGCTAAAAAATCAAACGAAGTTACTTCAATTGATACTTTAAAATGGATTCCTAATGTTAATATCTATAAAAAACCAAAGGCATTAAATTGGAATGGTAAAGAAATTTTAATGATGCCATGGAGAAGAGATGAAGATCATGAGATTGAAACTCTACTTAAGTTTCCAAAGACAAATATAGTTTTCTGTCACTCTGAAGTTGCAGGTGTAGCTTTAAATAATAAAGTTAGAAACTTACATGGAACAGATAGTGAATCATATAAGGGGTTTGACGCAGTTTACTCAGGTCACATTCATTATAGACAAACTAAAGGTAAACTTAGATTAGTAGGAACTCCTTATGAGCTAACTAGATCAGACTCTGGTAACGCTAAAGGATTTGACTTAGTAGATTTAGAAACCATGGAAGAAACTTTCTTTCAAAATGATAGATCACCTAAGTTTTTAAAATTCAATCTAAAGAGTCTTTATATGGTTCAATTAGGTGAATTTAAAAAACAAATTGAAAATAACTTTGTAGACCTTTATGTTCCATCTAAAATTGCAACGTCAAGCGCTCTTTCTAAATTAATCAATAGAGTACAAAAAATATCTAGAAAAATAGAACCAAACATCTATGAAGATGATGATTTATTGGACAAAGATTTGTACGACATGGATCAAATAGAAGATCTTTACAAAAATTACAACATTTTGCACTTATGTAATATGTATGTTGATGGCACACACCATGACGATGATGTGAAACAAAAGCTTAAACAAACATTAAAACAACTACACGATAGAAGTGCATACAATTACGATCTTGATATATGAGAATAAAATCTATTGAATTTAAAAACTTTGCATCTTACGGTAATAAAGCTCAAACTTTAAGCTTCGAAGATGATAAAGCAGAATTGTTTTTAACGACTGGTAAAAATGGCGATGGTAAAACTACTATCGCCAATGCCATTGTGTTTGGGCTATATGGAAAATTAGAAGGTGTAAAATTACAAGACTTACCCAATAGAATTAATAAAAGCTTAATGGTAAAGTTAAAGGTTCAATGTAAAAATATCGAAGTTGATATTGAGCGAGGACTTGCGCCTAATCATTTTAAAGTAATGCTTAATGGCATTGAATTTGATAAAGCAGGTAAAAAATCAGTTCAGGAATATTTAGAAGAAGAAGTCTATGGCATTCCTTACCACGTATTTAAAAACATTATTATTCTATCAGTTAATGACTTTAAGTCATTTTTAACCATGTCTAATAATGACAAGAAGCAAATCATCGATAGATTGTTTGGCTTCTCTATTTTAAATGACATGGCTAAGTCCATTAAAGAAGAGCGTAGAAATCTTAAGATTGATTTAGATTCATTTGATAGAGAATTAAAACAGATTAATGAAAACATGACATCTGTTCAAATGAAATTAAACCAGTTATTAGCAGAATCAAAAACTAAGAACAAAGAAAAGATCAAAGAATTAAAAGAAAAACTAATTCAATTTGATGAAAATAAAAAGAAGTTAGAAGAAGCTAAAGATAAAATAAAAGAAACTCTAGGTAAACAAACAAAAGATTTAGATACTAAAAAGTCAGAATACAGCAAGTTAAAGCATGAGCATGATGAGCTTAAAAAGAAATTAGCTCTCTATGAAAAAAATGCATGTCCAACTTGTGAAGCGCCTTTGACTGGCGATTTTCACACAGATAGAAAAAATGAAATGGAGCACAAATGCGAAGGCATGCCAGATATTTTATCTTCTTGTGAAACTGGAATTAGAGAAATTTCAACAGAAATCAATGCATTAAAAACCAAAGAAACTCAAGTCTTAGAAAAGGTTTCTATGTTAAACACTAACATTAGAAATTTTAAAAATGAATTGTTAAGTATTAAAGAGTCTATTGATAATAATGGCCAATTTGATCACTTAAAACAAATCATTGAAGACTTTGAGAAAAAAGAAGCTGAGAAATCAATCAACAAAGATAAAACTAATGTAGATTACATATTCTTAGAAGCTGTTGAAGAAATCTTAGGCGAAGGTGGCGTTAAAAACTTAGCTATTAAAACTATTTTACCAGGTTTAAATGCAAACATTGCAGCTTTAAGTCAAACAATGCACTTGAACTTTCAATTAAAATTCAACGAGAAATTTGATTGTGTTATAACGCATTTAGGTCAAGAGATTAATGCAATGACTTTATCAACTGGAGAACGTAAGAAAGCAGATTTTGTTATCATTATTTCAATCATCAAAATTCTTAAATTAAGATTTCCACAGTTAAACCTATTATTCTTAGACGAATTATTAAGCTCAGTTGACCAAGATGGTATTTACAACATCTTAAAGATATTGAGTCAGGTTATAAAAGAAAGTAAGATAAATACATTTGTAATCAATCATACACCGTTACCACACGAGATCTTTGATAAAAAATTACACATATTTAAAGAAAACGGCTTCTCTAAGTTTGAAATAGAGGCAATTGAATAAAAATATATAAATTAATGTCAACGTACAATTCAAAATATAATGCAGACGATTCTGTAGTAAGACATATTATTATAGGCCTAATTTCAGACCTTAATAATAAAATTTACTTTTACAGACAAAAGGACAATGATACTAGAGTAGTCGTAGATGTTCCGTTTTATTATTCAATTACAGGAGATGATCAATTCTTAAGAGATAATTTCTTGTTTACTACTCCAGATGGATTAGATTGTGTACCAGATAAAATGTTTGCAGATGGTAACTATGATTCTATACCAAGAGGTGTTGCTAATTTAACATCTTTAGCTATAGATTCAAGTAAATTAGTTAATAAAGGCGTTAGAGGATCTTATACTAAATTAAATAGCGAAGGCGCCATGGAAGGTTACAATGCTGAATTTACAATGATTCCAGTAACTCTTGGCTTTTCAATTGAGATTTTAGTAGGTTCACAGTTAGACTCCTTAAAAATCACCGAAATGATTATTAAGAGACTTTACAAATCTAATTATTTTAACGTTGATGTTGGTCACTTAAATGAAGGTACTTACAGAATAGCTTCATATTATGCCATGCCAGATGATTATGAAAACGAAAGACCATTAGAATTTACATTTGATGATAAAGATAAATACAAAATTACATTCTCAGTTGAAGTAAACTCATTCATACCAGCTTTTGAATTTGACACAGAGATACATTCAGGTAATAGAATGTTTGAAATACTATCAACTGTAACAGATCAAAAAATTGAAAGCTTTACACGAGGGTCTAATACAGATGACGTGAATATTATAGACAAAAATGACATATAATATTAGGATATATAATAAAAGATAAAAAAATTAACAAAAAATGAGAACAAATATTCTTGCTCCTTTAGTACAATCAGAGACTTCTGCTACATTTTATTTAAATGGTAGAATTTTTGAAATGTCAGGTGACTCAGTTTCTTTAGTAGAAACTTCAAACAATGCTAATTTAAACGCAGCAATTGCAGCTTTTGAAACTTTTGAATTTAGCGAAAACAATGTTAGATGGTATTTAGGTACTTCTAGATTTAACTATAACATTGCAGAAAACAAATTTACATGGGGTAATTCAGAAATTGTATCTGAAAGTTTCTCTAAGCATATTTTTGCAGGTGGTGCAATTAGATATGAAAACTTAAAAACAGCTGAATTGTTCGAAGCTATTCCAGCAATGTTAGAATCATTTATCGTTTTAGATATGGTTGCATGTTTTGAAGGAAATAATATTACGGTTGATTTAATCAAAGCTGATGAAAAACTTTATGTTTCTAGAAACAACAAAGGAAATCACATTTACAAATTCTTCGAAGCTAAAAATGCAAACGAAGCTTTAGAATATGTTAAAGAACAAACAGGGCAAGATGCATCTGAATTCTTAATCGAATCTTTAGAAGGTGAAGCATCTACTTTAGCTAACGTACAAGCACAAATTAATGAATTTCAAGAAACTATTGCTTTCTTAAAAGATCAAAGAAACGTATTAGCTGAAGCTGATAGAAATTTACCAGAAATTAAAGAAGCTAATAACTTTCTTTTATCTGAAATTAAATCATTCGAAGCTAAGATCGCTGAATTACAAGCATAACATTTCATACAAATATTTAAAAGGGGTCGCTAATGCGTCCCCTTTTTAGTTTATAAACAAAATTGAATATTTACGTATAATAAACTAAAAACAGACATACATTGGCAACAAACACAAACATTACAGAACAAAAACCCGCAGTTGTTGAAACTACAACGCCGGTTAAGAAAACGGCCAGAAAGAAAAACTATTTAAACAATAGGGATTTATACGATCAAATCGTAATTTCAAAAGAGCAAGAAAAGCTAACTAAAGAAGCAGAAAAAATGCTTATTCTTTTGGCAGAAAAAGCAATTAACAGAATGAAATACGTTGATGAAAAAGACAGAGAAGATTGTCTATCATTCGCTATTTTGGATTTGTTAAAGTATTGGAAAGGCTTTAATCCTAAATACACCAATGCATTTGCATACTTTACAGAAATAGCTAAAAGAGGTTATGCTAAAGGTTGGAATGCAATTCACCCAGAAAAATACAAAGGTACTATCTCATTAAATAAAGCTAATTCTCACAATGGAGAAGACAGTGATATGGGTGGAATTTACACAATATAATAATGTCAATAAAAAACGTAAGACCTACAAAAAAGTCAGGATTCAATCAAGGTTACTATATACCTAATGATCCAACTAAATATGTTGGTCCTACACCGATCATATATAGATCTTCATGGGAAAGAAAGTTTATGATGTGGTGTGATAACAATGACAAAGTTATGATGTGGTCCAGCGAGCCGGTCCAAATAGAATACATATCTAGGGCGGATAATAAAAAGCATATATATTATCCAGACTTCTATATGAAAGTTCTTCAAGAAGATAATAATCTTAAAGAATTTCTAGTAGAAATCAAACCAAAACAACAATTGATAAAACCAGAGCCCCCAAAAAAAGCTTCTAAAAAAGCTTTAAGTTCATATCAATTTTTAGCAGAACAGTATATTAAGAATTTAGACAAATATACGTTCGCAAAAGAATATTGTAAAAACAGAAACTGGAATTTTATAGTTTTAACAGAAGACTCGATTAATGGATTACGTTAAGAAAGAAATATTGAAAATGATCAAAGAAAACAAGAGCAAAAAAGAAGCTCGAAATGTTTCTGAGAAATGGTTTTCAGATGCTCTCAAAAGCAGAAAAGATAAATCGGTCGAGCGTGTTATTAAACCCTTTGAACCGGGCAAAATTTATGTTTTTGATTATGTCAATCCAGTAACAAAAGAAACTTTAGAATGGTGGGATATGAATCCAGTCGTTCTAGCTCTTTTGCCAATAGATAAAACAACAGAATGTGGTATTAACTTAAATTTATTACCAGTTAAATTCAAAGAAGAATTCTTAGATAATTTCTATAAAATGTACCACTCTCAAATAGCTGCTCAAAAAACAGGTATTAAAAAAGATAACGCTAGTTTACAAAGTCCATTAAGATCTTTAAAATACGAAGTTGTTAAGAGATATTTAGACAAATATGGCTTTGGATTTGCTATAAGAAGATATAAAACACATCTTAAAAAGAATCAAGCCGTAGTATCTTATGAGAGCTGGGCTAAAATAGCTTTATGTGATTTTATAAAGTTAAATGGTGCTAGTCCGTGGAAAATCAAGAGACTTTTCACAGAGTACTATAGAAATATGAATATATAATTAAATAAGTAAAAACTAAATACAAATATAATGGCAGGATTCGTAGACAGAAACGGACCGTTTAGTACAGGTAAAAGACCTTTTAGGTTGAGCGATACTCTTAAGAAGTTATCGTCGTTCGGTATGTATTATGACGACTTAGTATTAAGACAATCACAAGCGATCGGTCCAATGGAAGATCAATTTGGTTACGGCCAAATGAACTTAATGGGCGTAGATTCAGATGACATTTATGGTGCATTTGCTGCACTATCTATGGCAGATACTAACATGAGAAAGAACCTTCCGTTCTTTGACATGAATTATAAATCTAAAAGAGATGAATTAAGACAATTTTCTCTTTATGATGAAATCGAAGACATTTTAGATATTCTTTGTGATGAATCTATTGTATTTGATGAGAAAAATTTCGTAGCAACACCAACCTTAATTGGTATGGAAGTTTCTGAAGAAGTTACATCATACATGCATAAATCATTTAGAAATATCTACCAATATTTTGGATTTGCAGGAGATCAATCTGCATGGTTTTACTTTAGAAAATGGTTAATTGATGGTTATTTGTCATTTGAGATTGTTTATAATCCAGAAATGACAGAAATTATTGGTTTCAAAGAAATTGATCCAACAACATTAGTTCCAGGTTACAATAAAGAAGATGGTAAAAAGGTTTGGGTTCAGTTTAAAGATGATCCAATTAAAGAGCGTAAATTATATGATGCGCAAATTATTTACATCTCATACTCTTCTATTACTACAGCTTCACGTATCTCTTACGTAGAACGATTAATTAGAGCATTTAACTTATTAAGAGTTATGGAACATACCAGAGTTATTTGGGCTGTTACAAATGCTTCATATAGAATGAAATTTATTATCCCAGTTGGTGGTAAATCTAAAACAAGAGCAAAACAATCATTAGCTCAATTGATGAATAACTATAAAGAAGTAGTTGATTTTGATTGGGATTCAGGCGTTCTTAATACTAATGGTAAACCGATGCTTCAATTTAATAAAGAATATTGGTTACCTTCAAAAGACGGTGAACAACCAGAAATTGAAACTTTAGGTGGTGAAGGTCCTGAAATTAATGATGTTGAGTCTTTAAAATACTTCTCAGATAAATTAAAGCACGTTTCTAAGATCCCATATAGTAGATTTATGTACGAAGATGGCGGTGGAGAAAACAACATGGCAGCTGACGGTATGATCAGAGATGAGATTAAGTTTGCTAAATTCGTTAACCGTCTAAGATCTTCATTCCAAGAAATTTTAGTTAAGCCTTTATGGTTGCAAATGTGTATTAAATTCCCTGAATTCAAAGAGGATCCAATGTTTAGAACACAAATCGCATTAAGATATAACGAAGAAAACATGTTTGCTGAAATGAAAAACATGGAAATTATGGAAAAACGTCTAGACTTTATTGGCAATATGCGTAATAACTTGATGACAACGAATCCATTAACAATGGAAGAAGAACATTATTTCGATTTAGATTTCTTAGTAGATAAATACTTAAAGCTAAATAATGACGATAAAACAGCCAATGAAGCTGCTAAAGCAAGAACAGAAGCCAGAAAAGCTGCAGAACCAGAAGATCCAAACGCAATGGCTATGATGGGCGGAGTGCCAGGTGCTGGCGGATTCTAATAAAATAAAATGAATACATATAATATGAAAAAATTAATTAAAACATTCGAACAATTTATATTTGAAGCTGAGGCCGTTAAGGCAGAAGATTCAGATGTTTATATCGATGATGTATCGGCTGATGGTTCAGACACTGTAATTAAAGCTGTTGAAATTTTAGGAGCTATTAAGGCATCTGCAACAGAAAAAGAATTTAAAGACTATTTCTTTCAGCAATATGGCCAAACTACTTTAGCACCAGAAGATATGGCTAAACTTTGTAAATATTACAATGAATACAAAGAAGAAGAAAACAAAGAAAAGGCTGACTCTGAAAAAGAAGGTGAAGATGAAACTTCTACTGAAGAAGATCCATTAGCAGGTTTAGACACAGATTTACCAACAGGAGAAGACGGAAAATAATAATATTAATTTTTTACATTTTAAACAAGGATATATAATCCAAAATATACTATAAAAATATATGAATACAAATTCAAAACTTTTGATTCTTGAAAGAAGTGGTTCTACATTAGCATTCGCTCAAGATAATTCAGGCGCTTATGTTCTTGAAGGCGTGTTCGGTGAAATCGATAAGTTAAACAGAAACAATCGTATCTATACCGAAGACGAATATTTACCGCAAGTAGAAAGCCTTCAGGCTAAAATCAAATCATCTAAACTATTAGGTGAATTAGATCACCCACAAAACTTTGACATTTCTTTAAAAAATGTTTCTCACATTATTGAAGAATTAAGATATGACAAAGACAAGAAACAAATCCTTGGAAAAATTAGATTATTAGACACTGATGCTGGTAAACAAGCTAAAGCATTAGTTGACGCTGGTGTACCTTTACACATTTCTTCTAGAGCGGCTGGTACAGTAGAATCTAATGGAAAAGTTAAAATCAAACAATTATTTACTTATGATTTAGTTGCAGATCCTGGATTTGCTAATGCTGAATTAAAAAGAGTTAATGAAGCTTTTGGTTTTGAAGATAATGAAGATCTTTTAATTTACGAAATCAACCCAACTGATAATAAACAAACACAAATAAAAGAAGAACAAAACATGGAAAACGCAAGATTCGTTAGTACTGATGACTTCAATAGTTATTCAAAATACTTAGCTGAAGAAATCAAAGCTTTAAAAGAATCTCTTACAGCATTAACTAGCTCTGAGTCTACTAACGAAGAGATTAAAAATCTAAAAGAGTATTCTTCTTATATAGCTGAAAAATTAAACCAAGCAATTGCTTATTCTGAGCACGTTGCAGAAAAAGCTGATCAAGGAATTCAGTTCGCTGATTCATTAGCAGAAAAATTAGACCAATCAATTCAATATTCTGAGCACATCGCAGAAGGTGTTGAAGCTATCAAAGGTTACACTAACTATTTAGCTGAGTCTTATAACGAAGGAGTTATGACACACGAAAATGTAGTTAAATATGTAAACTATTTAAAAGAAAACTTAGAGAAAGTTACTGAATACGCAGAATACGTTGCAGAAACTGTAAACTCTAACTTATTAATGGAAGATGATACTGATGCAGGTAAAGAATTAACTGAAGAGCCAAATGATAAAACTCCAGAGGTTATCGATGCAGAAGGTGAAAAATATCCAAAAGCAGAAGATGCAGCAGAAGATATCGAAGACGAATTAGAAAAAGATATCGAAGCTTCAAAAGCTGACGGTGAAGATACAGGTAAAGAAGTTACTGAAGAAGTAGAAACTGATGAAGAAGTTGCTGAAACTGAAGACAAAATGGATGCTTATAAGAAAGAAGTTACTGAGAAATTAGCTTCATTAGTTGAAAGCGCTAAAGCAAAATCAGTAGCAGAACCACATTTCTTTAAATTCATCGCTGAAGCTAAGAA